TTACCGTTTCTCCGATATGTCACGCCTAAGCCGCGTTTGCTTGTCTTTAAAATTCGCTCAATATTTCCGATTCACTGCCGGAGGCATATTTAAGCTAAACACATTGTCGGATTATGTCTTTTGTCATAATGCTGTTGCAGTGTCGGGTCTATCTGCCTTCCGAACTTTGACTAACTGCTCACCATTGGGCGATCAATGTGTTTTTAATCGTATTGTTAAAGAGCGTTGAGATTGTGTATCTCGTTTTGATGGGTGTATTAAACACGATTTGTGTTTATTTGTAAACACACTAAACACAAATTTTTTCATATTTTTCGTGTTAAATGTGTTAAGTGCGTGTTTTTAAACACAATTAATTTTTAAAAATATTGTTTGTTTGCTTATTTTTTAATCAAAAGATAGGTAAAAATAGAAAAGTGCGGCCGATTTTTGAGGTGTTTTTTGAATTGCGGGCAATAAAAAACCGCCAGTGAGGCGGTTTGTGGGTGAGATGATATATTATTTTGATTGGGATAGTGTATCTAAGACTTTATCAAGTTTTTGATCGAGCAAATTAATTTTGTTATCAACATTTTCAAACCGTTTATCTATCTCCTTAAATTTATAGTCTATCTCTTTAAATTTACCATCAATATCATCAAGATGCTGTTCAACTTTTGCTATTTTTGTGTCAAGTGAGCGGATGTCTTTTTGCGTATCCCAAAGTAAAGCATATCCGCCAGCAGCAACAGAAAGCACTATTGGCAATATAAATTTCAAGTGTGACGATAGTTTATCGGTTAAAAATGATTTTGTTACATAATCAGATTTGATAACTTCAATACTTTTTTCTACTTTCTCCAGCCTTTCGTAATAGCTCATATCTTCTTGCTCTTCGTTGTATCCATGCGGATTATTATGATCCCCACCCATGAGTTTGGCAAGGAAAACTGTAGTAATTACCGTTTGAGGATCTATAACTATTCTTGATTGTTCTCTTGTTTCCATTCTGTTTCCACCCAGTCCAAAATTCGTTCACGATCAAAAAACAGGATATTGCTACAACAAGAGCATGTTACTAATATCGCCGTTTTGGCTTTTTCGTTAAGTATGTTTTGATAAAAAACTCGATCGTTTAAATGCATTGCATGAAACTCACGCGCCGCAAATTTCATAACCTCCGTAGGGCTTGGTTCGATTTTATACGGGATTGTTGGTGCGCCAATAACTTTCTCTCCACATAATTCCGAAAATGTATCATAACCATCATGTAAATAATGCTCCAATCCACCGCAAATAGGGCAAGTTAAATTCTTGCCAGTTTTGGATGCAATAAATTCTGAAAATTGTTCCGGTGTAACTCTTTTATTTTTCATGCGCCACCTTTTTAATTGTAATTAAAAAATCTATCTTTTCATTTAGGTGCTCCATACGTTCGAGGAGTAGTTTGTTTTGCTCCTCAATGCGATCCATTTGAGACATTGCACCAAGTCGCCCTGCATGAGCGGCTTGCTCGATACGGTCGATTTGCGACTGCATAGAGTTGTCTGAGTAGTAATTATTGTTTGTGATGTTGGTCGCTGTGTTGGTGGCAATGTTTGAGCTGTCAAAAGTTGGATTGTCTATGTTAGATTGGCTAATAGACGCATTAGGCGACCATCTGTCACCAAATTTTAGATAGTCCTTATCAACATCAAGGGCAAGGGCGAAATCGTCTATATCTCGCATTGTGAGCTGTAAGTCGCCGTTTTCGATGCGGATTATCTCTTGTTCCGGCACGCTCAAAATGTGCGCCATCTCAATAGTTGATTTGCCTTGCCTTTCTCGTTCTTGTTTTATTCTTTGTGCCACTGCGCGCATGGTTGGTTCCTTTGGTTTGGTTATTTTTAAAGTGATACAACGTCAATATGGATTGTTTTGATAAATCTGCCGATAAATTTTGCGGTCTGGCAAATATCCTCTGATATATCTTGCGGGTCATAGTCTTTGTTGTCCGAGTGCAATCTATATCCTCCGCCAACAAGTTTTTGGATGCGCTTGATAAACAACGCGCCGTCTATTGCAAAGGCATATACACCGTCTCCGTTGTAATAATCAATATTAGTATCTAATAACACCCAGTCACTTTTTCGGATTGTTGGCTCCATGCTGTCTGTTGGTACATTGACAATCTTTATGCCTGCCGCCGACTTGCGACCGATGATCTGCAATAATCCCTCATCAGACAAAAATAGGCTTGATACAATTTCGGGATAGTCTGAGTTTTCAAACCCTGTCAACCCCGCCGCTGCTCTTACGTCTAAATAATCTATGCGATGTGTATGGCTTGCGTCTTGCTCCGGTTGCGTAATTAATCCTGTCCCGTGGTTAATTTGGTTTGCGGTTGTGATATTGACACTAGATCCGCTTATCGTTTGATTACCAATGTTTGTGCCTGCGTAATTACCTGATACAAGCTCATCAAACGTCATCTCAAGTGCTTCAGCAATCGACCTTAAATCGTCTGTGCCAATATCCCTAACGCCCGCCTCATAATTACCAATTCTTGACTGTCTCCAACCCAACCGATCCGCTAATTGTTGTTGACTTAACCGCAATTCACGGCGGCGGGATTTGATTTTTTCGATGATTTTGCTCATGTCAATCCTCCTTATCAAATTTACCGCCGATTATATAACACGCATTGTGTTTATTTAAACAATAAAAACACTTGTAACTGTGTTTAAAATGTGTTTATAATTAACACATAAGCCGTGTTAAACGTGTTAAAAAAAGGAAGGGTATGAACAAATTACAAAAATACAGAAAAAAAACAAAACGAAGCCAAGCTGAGTTTGCGAAAGAGCTTGGTTGGGGACAATCAAGAATCGGAAATTACGAAGCCAATGTGCGCGAGCCAAATATCAGCGCAGCGCAAAAGATTGTTAGCAAATTAAATGAGTTAGGCGTTGCTTGCTCACTTGAAGAAGTATTCCCGTCCTAGTGACGGAAATAAAAAACCACCGCGGGAACGGTGGCAATTTAGGAAAAAATTAACATGGAAAATCTTAATCAAAACGAGACGACAAGTCAAACACAATCAGCACAGATTTTAAAAGCACTCAAAAACGGCGAGAGACTAACGCACTTAGACGCGGAAAAACGGTTTAACTGCTTACGCCTTGGCGCCCGTATCTATGACCTTAAAAAGCGTGGTCATAACATCATCAGCAAAATGATTACCGTGCCAAGCGGAAAACGTGTTGCTCAGTATTGGTTGGAGGCGTGAGATGAAACGATTTAATCGACCGGTAAGAATTGATGTGTTGTTGGCTCTTTATTGCCAAAAAGTTTTAGCTAAGTTAGCAAAGTTGGATGAGGAGATTTTTAATGAAGGTTAATGACTTACTAAGTGAAAACTTTTCTGATGGTGACATTAAAAGAGAGTTAAAAATTCCATCTAATTTCAGAATGAAAGGATACGTTTATGTTTTATCAAACGAATCAATGCCTGGCATTTATAAAATTGGCATGACAGAAAGAAGCGTAGAGGAAAGAGTTAAAGAGCTATCAAAAATGACGGCCATTCCAACACCTTTCAAGATTGAAGCGTGCTTTTATTCAAACAATCCTTTGGCGGATGAACAGCAAATTCACGATTTGCTTTCAGAATATCGAGTATCAGAAAGCCGTGAGTTTTTCAAAAGCGATCTCCAAAAAATAACATGGGCTATAAGAGAAGTTCTTGAGCTTGAAAGAAATGACGATTTAACAAGCGTAGTAGCAAGTTACGACATGATTAGTCTTGGAGGCGAAAGTGAAAAATGCGTCTCGGAAATACTTGATAGCGACGACTCTACTTATATAGGAAATCTTGGCAATGATGAACAGGCAAAAAATCTATTAGTGAAGATTGGTGCGAAATATTTACTTGATATTTTAAATAAACACGGGGCTAGTTTGGTATTGATGCCGGATAACGATATTCAGCTAGTTAGATCCATTGATGAGCAGATTCAAAGAGGCGAATTGAAATGAGTAAATTTATCGTGAATTCGTTTCAACTCCCTAACGCTGTCATCGATGATCTGCTAGCAGACCTAACCGGTGCGGAGTTGAAATGTTACTTATATGTTTTGAGAAAAACCAAGGGATGGAACAGGGAAGAAGACGCTATTTCAGTATCTCAATTTATGAAAGTTACGGGGTTAAGTAATCGCAAAGTTATTGACGCTTGCGAAAGACTTGTTGAGCTTGGTCTTCTTGATCAAAAAACAGGTGCAAACAAAGTTAAAGTGTTTTCTGTTAAGGATTACAAAATTAGCGGTAGTGAAGAAAGTTCACTAGTGAAGAAAGTTCATAGCGGTAGTGAAGAAAGTTCACAACAGGTAGTGAAGAAAGTTCACACACAAAATAACAATATAAATAACACTACTAAAAATAACAAAAACCCCCTACCCCCTAAAGCGAAAAAATTCGTTGCTGAAAATTTTGAATTGCCTGAATGGGTAAATCTTGAAGATTGGATTGGATTTTGTGAAATGCGTAAGAGTATTAAAAAACCTCTTTCCGAAAAAGCCTGCAAAATCGCATTGGGAAAACTTAAAGATCTTAAATCGCAGGGTGAAAACGTTTCTGAAGTTTTAAAACAATCAACGTTCAACAACTGGCAAGGGTTATTCCGCGTACACGATTCCAACGGCGAAAAATCATCATTGACGGATAACATTGATTTCCAAGCGGTTATTGACGCATTCAACGATGAATTCGAAGGGCGTTATGCCGAGGTTGAGCTTAACGACACAACACGGAAAATCATCCTGAATCTTGCGCCGTTGCTTAAAAATCAAACTGTGGAAGGGTTTACCGCCTACTTCGAAACTTACAACGAAATTGCGGGCGAGTATTACGACCGATTCGGTTTTAGCTTTGTGATGAAGCCTGAAACATTACAAAAAGTACGCGAGGGGGCGCTGTGATGGAAAATTTAAAAATCGTCCCATACAACTTGAGCGCAGAACAAAGCGTACTTGGAGCCTTGATGTTTGGCAGTCTCACGAAAGACGCATTGGCAGTATTGGATTTTTTAAAGCCTGAAAGTTTTTACCGATTTGAACATCAGCTCATTTACACCGAAATTCAAGCCTTGGCGAAAGCGAATCAACCAATCGACCTGATGACGGTTGAAGCGAAATTAACTGCGAAAGATGTTACTGAGCAAATCGGCGGATTCGCTTACTTGGCAGAGTTAGCCAACAACACACCAAGTGTTGCAAATATCCGCGCTTATGCCGAAATCGTGCGGGAAGACGCAATCAAGCGCTTTACGCTTGGTAAATTACAGGATTGTGAGGCTTTGATTTTAGGCAAAAGCGATATGAGTGCTGCCGACCGGATTGAATCAATCAGCCGCTTGATGTCGGAAATCTCCGACTACAGCCGAACCGGTAAATCTAAAGGCTTACGCGCTGTGCGTGATGTTGGTTTAGATTGGTTAGATAAATACCAATTACGCCTTGAGCAACCGGAAAGCGTGCGTGGAATTTTAACCGGCATTAAAGCGCTTGATGAAGTGATCGGATTAAAAGGTTTGGTTAAGCAATCCCTTGTTGCGGTAGGTGCTCGCCCTAAATGCGGTAAAACGGCATTTTACTCCTTGATGGCGGAAAACTGCATTTTGAACGAGAAAAAGCCCGTGTTGCTGTTTAGTTTGGAAATGTCAGCCGATCAGATTTTTGAGCGTATGTTGGTTAAGCGCGCAAATATCAACGCAAATGCACTTTACGACACCGGGTTAAATGACGATGAGTTTTATCTCAAATACCACTTACACAAAGACACTGTAATGACGCGTGTAACGCAATCTGTTGGAGAGTTGGTAAATGATGACTTGTTGTATGTTGATGACACTCCGAATGTCTCTATGGCCCACATACGCAGCGAATGCCGCCGAATTAAACGTGAGCGAGGAGATATTGGATTTATTGGTATTGACTACTTGACGCTGATGAAAGCCGAAAAAGCCGAACGGAACGACTTGGCTTACGGGCAGGTAACCAAAGAGCTGAAAAATCTTGCTCGCGAAATGGATTGCGTAGTGTTGCTACTGACACAGTTAAATCGTGGTCTTGAAAGTCGATCAGATAAACGACCAATGCCAAGCGATAGCCGCGACACCGGGCAAATTGAGCAAGAGTGTGATTACTGGTTGGGGCTTTATAAAGAAGCTGTTTACAACGAAAACGCCGATCCAAGTTTGACGGAAATTATTGTGCGATTAAATCGCCATGGTGGAACCGGTAAAGCCTATTGTGATCAGAAATTTGGTGCAATGTTTGAATGCGACCAACTAGACGCAGAAAGACGCGCACAAATCGGCAAAAAAGAAACAAAACAAGAAACAAAAAGATACGCTAAGGAATTTTAAATATGACAGAGCAACAATTTGACCGCAACACATGGCAAACGCCTAAGTATGTTTTTAACGCCATGAATCGAAAATATCGCTTTGACATTGACGGCGCGGCGGATGTTAAAAACACGCTGTGTGAGATGTACATCACCAAGTCCGAAGATATTACAGACCGCATAACGCAAAACCGCATACCTGCTGGGTCAAGAATTTGGATTAATCCACCGTACTCAGACCCGATGCCATTTGTGCGCGCGGCGATTGATTTAATGACTGAGCGGGATTGTGTTGTAGTGATGTTACTTCCCGCAGATAAAACTACCCGCTGGTTTAAGACCGCGCTTTTATCCGCCACTGAAGTGATTGATGTTGTCGGCGGGAGAATTAATTTTGTAAATCCAGTCACCCAAAAAGAGGTTAAGGGTAACAGCAAAGGCTCAATGTTTGTAATTTTCGATCCGAATAATCAACACCAAGTACAAGGTTATGTAACGTTGGATTTTTTGAAAAAGCGTGGTGGTTATGATGACTGACAAGCAAACGTTTTTTTTACGTAACGAGCAAGTGCGGTCGAATTGCCAAGCGTTTATCCAAGATTTACCAGCGGACGATAAAAAGCCGTTGGTCATCAAAATCCAGCCAATGACACGCAACCTTGAGCAAAATAACAAGCTCCACGCCATGTTAAGTGACATAAGCAAACAATGTGAGTTTAACGGCAAAAAGAGAGATTTAGACACGTGGAAACTAATCATGGTATCAGCTCACCGAATCGCAACAGGAGACAAGGCAGAAATGGCAATTGGACTTGAGGGCGAGGTGATTAATTTGCGTGAATCCACAGCTCAAATGAGCGTAAAGCGCATGGCAAGTCTTATAGAGTACGTTACCGCATGGGGCGTACAAAACGGGGTTAAATTTAGCGACAGATGGGGATTTTACGGACGATGATTTGGACTAATTATTTTGCGGCATTGGCAGCACTATCACTTACGCCCGTTTTTGTGTTGGTTTGGGCTTTGTTTTTTGCTAGCGATAAGTACGCAAGCAAGATTTTTATCTACTGCCTAACCGGTTGCGTTTTAGGTAGTGTGATGTGGATTGCGCTAGGTATTGGATTAGGTTTAACGGCATTTTTGGAGGGTGGTAATGGATAAGGATAGCAAAACAATCCTTACAGAGGTAGTAGCGGCGGCATTAGCAAAATCGCTAGCTAAAAAAGCGGTTGATGACGTAGCGGATAGACTAACGCAAGGGCTAGCAAAAGAGCGTGATGATTGGCGTAAATGGAGACAGTCAAGTAGTAATAGTAAGAGCGTGATTAATGGGGTGAGACGGTGATTTATTTTATTTGGACTCTTGCAATAATTGGATTTTTATTCGGTGACTACAAAGACAAGATAACTGAGTTTGCTATCTTTTTGGTTTTAATAAAAATCGCTTACAAGCTAGGTGCGTTTTAATGATTAAAAAACTAAAACCTAAGAAATGCAAATCATGCGGGATGGAGTTTATCCCGCAAAACTCTCTCCAAAAAGTCTGCTCACCTAAATGTGCGATTGATTTAGCCCGTCAAAACAAACAGAAAGAGCGAGATAAGGCGGAAAAGAAAAAGCTGGATGAACGCAAGGCAAGGTTAAAAAGTCGCTCAGAATGGCTAAAAGAGGCGCAATCAGTCTTTAATAAATTTATCCGGTTACGGGATAAAGACCAACCCTGTATTAGTTGCGGCAGGTATCATAAAGGGCAGTACCACGCGGGGCATTATCGCAGTGTCGGAGCATGCCCTGAATTAAGATTTTGCGAGCTAAACGTACACAAACAATGCGCACCCTGCAATGACCATAAAAGCGGAAATATCATTGAGTACCGGATTAATCTCGTAAATAAAATCGGCGCGGATAAAGTGGCTTGGTTAGAACGACAAGACCACGACCCCAAAAAATACACCATCGAAGAGTGTAAAGACATTATCAAGCATTACAAAATCAAAATTAAAGAGTTAGAAGGAGCCAATTAGTGCAGTATAGCGTCGAAAAGATTTTAGTTCGCTGGGGGAATTGCTGGGGGAGAGACCGTATTGGCACGGAATATCCAAGCGTAACGCCAAGCATTCCTGTTTTACCGTCAGTCCCGCGCAAAGCATGGCTAAAGCATTTGAGCGATGATGAATGTTTAAAAATTGAGGGCGCAATAATGGCATTGCATCGGGTAGATTTAGCAGCATATCAGGTTACGATGGCGCTGTATGTGCAGCAGTTGGGTGAAAAGGATATCACAAGCGCATTGGCAATTTCCCCGGCTAAAATGTATCGCCTGCGCAACCGTGGCATTGGTTTTTTACAAGGTGCATTTTCAATGCTGAAAATTAAGTATCATTATATTGGTTAAAATCGCAAAAGCCTCCTTGACACATTGGAGGCTTTTTATTAGTATGTTTTCCAAGGTCTCAAAAGCCTTTTAAACAGCGGAATTAATTCACCCCGTCAGCGTGATTTTTTTGTATCTAAAATTTGAGAATTTTACCGCCATTATAAAATTCTCAAAGAATCAATGACCGACGGTGCGAGGAATACAATACCGAAAGGGAATAACTCCGCCAGACTGTTTACTGGTTTTGAGCCGTTGGTCGCCCAATTATGGGTAAATTATCAATCCCTCAAAAGGAATAAACAGCATGAATACTCAAATTCAATTCTCAACATTTAATTTTAAAGATCTTCCTGTTCGCGTGATTTCAGATCCAAAAGGTGAATTTTGGTTTTGCGGCACGGATGTTTGCGCCATTCTTGGATATACAAATTCAAGAAAAGCATTACAAGATCATTGCAAACAAGGGGGCGTAACGAAACGTTACACCCCTACAAAAAGTGCAGATCAGGAAATGACATTCATTAACGAACCGAATCTTTACCGCCTAATCATCAAATCCCGTAAACCGGAAGCAGAGCCATTTGAAGCGTGGGTATTTGAAGAAGTCCTGCCGCAGATTCGTAAAACAGGAAAATATCAACTTCACCCGCAACAGTTAGCTTTGCCTGAACCCGAAAAGAAATTCACCTTTGAATTTACCGAGTACGAACTCCAACAGCTTATTTGGTTATGGTTTGCGTTTAAACGCGGCATCGGCACTTTCCAACACATCGAAAAAGCCTTCAGAGTTTTAGGCTCGAACATGAGCGGGCAAATCTACGGACAGGCTTACGAATATTTAAGCGTACTACGCTCAACAAACCAAATCTTAAACCGCATTACAAAAGAGTTTGAGATTGATTCGATGACAAACTGGCGAGCATTAGAACACCTCCGCCAGTTTGATCCAAAAGCCGTCAAAATCGACTTCTAAAAACAACACAAAATCCGACCGCACTTTTCCCTAAGAAATCCGTGCGGCGGGTTTTTACACCTCAAATTCACAAAAAAGGACAAATTATGTTCAGAATCATTTTTGCGGTGGCGTTGTTATGGGCGGCACATGAACTCAATTTAAACCAAGACTGCGACGGCAGAATATGCAACGTCGCAAGCATTTCAATTACAGAAGGAAAATAAAATGAGTATTTACAGCAAGCTCGCCAAAGCACGGGTACAACTGCAAGAAAAAGGCTTGTCAAAATCCGGCAAAAACACTTTTTCTAAATACACTTATTTTGAGTTGGGCGACTTCCTGCCGGAAATCAACCGTATTTTTGCCGAACAAGGTTTATGCGGCGTGATCAGCTTCACGCACGAACTTGCCACATTGACGATTTATGAAG